CCTACCCCTCCGGTGAATAGGGACCAATACGTTGTATTTGTTGGGATAATGCCAGCAGTGGTGTTTTGTATAGCCCGATAGGAGGTGCCCGAGTAGACAACTACATTGTCTCGGTCATAGTCGATATTCGCGTCATAGGTGCCCCTATGCAAAAAGCCACTTGCTGTTTTCCGCCAATAGGTGGATTGCCCTGATGCGGTGGTTGGGCGATCTGCTACGCTGGACACATATGAGGTCGCGTTGATCGAGACATAGGTCGACCCCTGGTATTGGACCTCGTCCAAAAACTCATACGTTGTAGATGCAGCCCATTCCCCTCGATTGAAAGGGACAACTCTGCCGAGATCTAATTGAGGCATATCAGATACTAAAAATTAGATGGTTGTCTGAATTGATAAACGTATTCGTAGACGTAAAATTACCCGTATGATTGAGGACCAGGTGATTGTCTGTTGTGCGAAGCGTGATGTTGACAATCGCTCCAATCAAATTCGTTCCTCCACCACTCCCCCCATCCAGGGCATCCACACTGGTGATGAACCCTTGCTGAGCGGTGTAGTCTGCAATTCGCTGATCTACCTGGGTCTGGGTCAAAAAGTTAGCATCGTTGGTAAAGATCGAAACGTTGGCACCTGGTTGAACTGCTGTGTCTGCAAGATCTCCCTGCTCAGCAGTCGCGAAGATTGACCCCTGAGCCAGGTTGAGCGCAGAAGAAAAATCCACTGCTGTGATTTTCTTCTGCTGACCCAAAGACTTATCGTAGAAGAGTAGATAGTCTTCCGTATTCAGCGAACCAACGGAGAGATTATTCAAATTGAAGATTGGCAAATCGATGTCGTAGGTCGTGCCATCTTCCAGGGTGAATGTAGCAGTGTCTCCAGCCTGGTTTGTGGACACATCAGTTACCCCATTGGACCCGGTAAAGAGAGTCAACAGGTGAGATGGATTTGCTGGAGTCTGGGTCAACGCCAGGAAGACACTATTGGCATCCAGCTCAGCTGGTGTTGCAAATCCACCAATGGCTGTTGCGTAGTCATTCGTCCCAATCCCACCAGCAATGCCCCCATTATTGACTACAACGATATCCCCTTTCTCGATCCCTGTTGCTGAGAAGATCGCTGCATAATTGGCAAGCTGAGTAACTCCATTTTGCCTGCGCCAGACAATTGTCTGCTGATCACCATCGTAGAATAGATTCTTCCCGGCATCGGCAACCCCGGGGTTGGGGATGATCGTGTAGCTACTGCTAATGTGCGTGGTGTCAATGGCTCCATCTGCAATCTTCCCCCCGGTGATCGCAGCATCCTTGATCTTTGGACCAGTGATCGCCTCATCTTTGATTTTGACAGTAGTGACTGCATTCTGAGCCAGCTTGCTCTCGTTGATGGCAGCTCCTGCGATCTTTGCCGTAGTCACCGCTTCTGAAGCAATCTTGGCTGTTGTGATTGTGCCATCAGCCACCCCGGAAGCTACTCCGGAGGTGTCGATCCCATCCACTGTATTCGAGAGATTGGTGATCTGGCTCGAGAGGCTTGTTAGCTCATCACTGATCCCAGCGATCGTCAGTGAAGTGTTGCCCCCTTTGAGGTTGGTGATGTTCGTGTTGAGCGCAGAAATATTGTTGGTGTTGGCCTGCACCCCTTCTTGCACATTTGCGATCGAAGCAGTTAGCGAAGTCGTAGAAACGCTTGCCACTGCTGTGGCTAAATTGTTTAGAGCCGAGTCCACCAAATCGAGCGATTGGTTTAGGTAAGTGCCCCACTGGTTCTCCTCTGCGACACTATTGACAATCGGCTTTTTGAGCTGGTAGTGAGTCGTTAAGTTTGGCATCAGGTACCATTCACTAGATGGACAAATCTGAGGGAATTGTCATTGACACTGGTATACTCTGCTATTCGCAAATGAGGATCCCCTGAGTCATTATCTGCTTCACAGGTAATTGCGATAAATTTATTGGTTTGGTGGCTAACAGTGTTGCCTGTGTAGTTGGGCCATGACCCAAGATAAGGTCTCACATAAAGCAACTCAGGCAAATTTGATTGAGATGATGGGACATTCGGATTTACCCCATTGATCATCGCGTAGAGTTTGCCCCAGGTGATGTCACTGGTAGCCACATATCCCGAGAGATCTGCCGTTTGAATCAGCGAAACGTTGCTGGCGTTGGTGGCTAGATTCTTCCAGTAAGGGTCTCCGTTGTTTTCAAGGTCAATCCGCCCATACCCCGTAGAGCTGCCAAAGAGATAGAGGGCTTGAACATCATTGCCATCGACAAAGGTATTACTGCTTCCACCGAATAAATAGCGGAGCTTGCCAGCATCGCTTTTAAATATTGCCGTTTTTGCGATGTTGTTTGTCCGGAAGTAAATGTTGCCATCGTTGAAAAGGATTTGGTTTGTACCATCGCTGCCGACCAATACCCCGTTGGGAACTACCCCACCGGATTGCCCAAGCATCCCCTTCAGCCGCACATAGCTATAGTCATCGGTTCTGACGTAGTTTGTCAGGGAGCTGCTCGTCAGGAACCCATAGCCAGTAAGGCTGCTCGTAGTCACATAGCCACTCAAATTCGCACTAGTGATGTATCCTTGACCTGTGACATAGGATTTTGTCGCATAGGTCGTTAGCGTTGAACCTGTGACAAAGTTGGAATCCTCTAGAGCAGTCACTCTACCTCCCAGGGTGCTGATCTGACCACTGAGCCCATTGGCAGTAGTCTGGGCACTGGTAGCAGTAAGGGACACTGAGGTCAGGGTGCCCTCAGCGGCAGACATCCTGGTGACTAGGCCAGTGACCGATTGGCTACCATTGACCGTTGCCTGCAGAGCAGTAAAGTCAGTGCTGCTGACCTGGTTATTCTGCAACGTGGTCACTGCTGCTTCCACCGTTTGCAGCCGGGTATCAATGCCATCAATCAAGGCTTTGAGAGCTTGGAGAGTCCCGGTGTAGGATCCAGTGATTGCCGCAATCGAGTTGTCAATCAACGTTTGCGCTGCAGTGCCCGTGATCCCGGTCGAGGTACTTCCCAGAACATCCGCAACGATCGCCCGGACACTCATGTTGGTGTCCGTGCTAATCAGGGTATTTACTTTGGTTTGATTTGCCTCTGCCAAGGACTTGACAGACGTGGTCAACGTTGTTCCGGAGTGGCCCAGGTTTGCTTGCAGCTCACTGATTGCGCTATTGATCGAGGTCACATCGGTGGTGCCACTGGATGTGATTAAAGATTCGATCTGAGATAGGGTATTTGTGCTTCCCCCCTTCAAGGTAGTTAGTGCATCATTGACAACTTTCAGCACACTGCCCACCGTGTTGACATCGGCATTCAGCGTAGCGATTGCGGCAGTGGCAGTAGCTACATTGTTCTCATTGGTCTTGGTCTGAGCTGATAAATCCTGCACACTCTGATTGAGTACTTGCCCCCAGACGTTCTGATCCCCATCAATGGTGGGGAGTTCAATGTTTGGATATTCGGTGAGGGTAGGCCTAGTCATACTGTTGTCCAGTATTCAGATGATTCATCAGTGCTGGTGCTGTAGGTCTCATTGCTTTCATCAATGCTCTGGTTGTAGGCAATCGAGGTTGCATCGATCGTGATCCACCCCACAGACTCAGCCTGGGGGGATGTATCAGGCTGGTATATCCCTGAGCCATATACGCCTTGTCCAAATCGCATCAGCCACCTTTAAGATAGGCTGGTCTCGAGCGACCACCCATGTTGCGAAATGCCAGGCTTTTGCGAATCCCTTGCTCGAGCTTCCTCCGATCCGCTCCATTGAGCTGAGCGATTTGAGAAGCGTATTGAGAGGCCCAAAGTCCTTGCCGCTCATCTTCTCCAATGTAGCCAGCACTCTTGCTGAGTGCCCCATAGAGATAAATGTCTGGATGACCTAAGAGCAGCCAATTGTTTACATTGGTGCTGCTCAGAGCTGGGATGGTTTGATAATACAAAACTTCATATCGATAGCTTTGGGTAGGCACTGGAGCCACCTCGAATTTGCCATTGAGTAGCACCGCATGAGTGGGCTCTCCACCTTGGGGAACATTCTTGCGAATCGAGTCCAGCTCGGCTGGAGAGCAAAGCTTCAGATATTTGTTTTGCTCCTGGAGCATCAGGTGCCTGAGTTCCAGGAAGTCCGTGGGGAGGGTGATGATGCTATCGGAACTATCTGCATAGGCGTTCCTCAGCATCTCAGAGACTCGAAGAGTGCGATTCAATTCACTCTCCGCTAGTTGGATAAACTGGTTAACTGCGGTATCCGTCAGATCATCACGATTGAGCCAATCGCTAATTGCTGCTGTTAGGGCTGCGTAGGAGTTCATATGTGCCCAGGCCAGATTCTAAAGCATCGATTATCCGGATCATTTAACCACTTCTTCAAATGGGCCTCATCATTCCAGCTGCCTTCGTTGATCATCTGCTGAACAACTGCAGCTGGGATGGTTGCCACTGGGCGCATGTCCGTTGGGCGATCATGCAGATGGCTTCTCAGGTAATCGATCTCATCAAAAACAGGTTGAAGATCTTGACTGAGAATGTGGTGTATTCTACCGGGATCCGTTGAGTCTGATTGTATGCGAGAGACAACAGATCCCCGGTGATCGAGGATCGTGTTGATTTTCATCAGGCGATTGTTGGATCCAGGTCTGTGATCAATCCATGCGCCTTCGGTGCTGACACCTCAACGCCTGCCTCGACTAGCAGCACGTCAGTGTCTGCATCTCCGGTCTTTGCAGCTCGAAATGTGGTAAAATTGCGAAGATAGGCGATCTTCAATTTATCGGGCTGGATCAGGAAAACGTCCATCTCGCGACCCGTCGAACCAGTAGATAGGGTACTTGTTCTAATGTGTCTCGTTGGCACGATCCGCAAATTACCAAAGTCACTGGCGAAGACCTGGACATCAGCTCCTGCCTGGTTTGCATCGATAATTTCTCGAGCGATTGATCGGCCTCCAAATGTGGAGAATTTCTGCTTTGTCAGTGGTCCGCACAAAATTGTATTTGGCTCAGCTCCGTTGGAATAACACTGCTGCATAACGTCATTGACCATTGCCTGGGTGAACGCTCGAGCAGTGCCATTTCCTCGGGTGTCGGAACCATCCCCGGTGGGGTTGGTTCCGCCAGCATCCTTGTTGACGTTGTCCTTGATCCAGCTCAGTGGCGTTGCAGTCACTCGAGCAGTGGTGTCGTTACCAATGTTTCGAGCAGTGTTCAGCATGAAGGCAGCGTCGAGATCTCTCTTCAGCTCTCGTCCAATTTTTGCCATCTGATGGGCTCGTTGGCTCCGTTTCCCGTAGAGGGTGACCTTCTCCTCAGTTCCGGTGGTCGTGCTGTTTCTGGTCATCAGTTGAACCACATTATTCAGACGTGTGGTTAAGGTTGAGGCTTGATTAATCACCTCAAAGCCTTCAACTGCTGCTGCTGTAGCAATCGGACTTAGCTCCTCCGTCATCCACTCGAATAGTGTATTGTTACAAGAACGTGTCCCAGCGAGTGAAATAAGTGGCGAGCTAGCTGGATCTATATTGTGGATGATCGCTGAAACGTCTTCTGGCTGCTCTTTGGCACCCTGGGAAATATTACTCTGGTAGGTTGCGACCGCATTCGTGATTTTAGTCGTTGACATCGTTTATCTCATCTTAGTATCGCTTCAAAAGCGGCAGCGGCATCTTCGACCCTTCCAGTTCTCCGTAATCGGTCAACTGCAGTTCTCTTCTGCTTGATTCGGGGATCCGCTTGCCTGTGTGTTCGACCCTGGACTTTCGGAGGTTGATCCACTTCTCCAGCTGAGACCTTTTGCACCTTCTGTTTCCCCTGGTGGTAAAGGTAGGCATCGCGGAGCATCTTGACCATCGTCGCTGAGTAGGCCTGAGACACATCCTGCTCACTCATTCCGTATTCGCTCATCGCGAATTGTCTGAGGGCTGGCTTCTCCTTCTTGGCTACCTCTGCGTTCCTCCATTCGGGCACGATCTCTAAGAGTCTGGCTTGTTGCTCTTGAATGTGCGCTTGCATTTGCTGCGCTTGCAGCTGCTCTTGTTGTTGGTAAAGGCGTTGGAGTTGCTGCGACCGTTGTGATCGCAATTCCTGCCTCTCCCTGGCTAATTCCTTTTGTCTGACCCATTCGACCGAATCAGTCGAATACAGATGATCCCAATCAATCTGAGGCTCTGGGATATCTGGCACCGCTTGCAGTTCCTCTGCAAACTGGCGGACTCGCTGCAGCTCGGCTTGCATGGCATTGGTCAAATCTGCCATTTGCCTGCGCTCGGCTGCAATCTTTTGGGTCTTCTGGGTGTAGTCCCTGAGACGTTGGTGCCCATTAATAAGTTCTTGTAATGGCACCTTTTCCTCAACCCCATCGACAACCACAGTGTAGAGGTTTTCTTCCAGAGGTTCATCCTCATTACCGTCATCATCCAGATCCTCGTCTGCAGGCTGATCTTCCTCTAGATCCTCGTCCTGCATTGCATGATGATCCTCGGGTTCTGGCTTGGCTTCTGCTGCTTGGGGTTCCCCGGGTTCGAGGATTGCCGCAAGTGCGTCCGCTGCTTCATCAGGAGTTTGATAGACTTGACTCATTTTCTGGCTGCTCTCGTTTTGGTTTCGGTTTTGCTATTTTTTTCGATTTCCAACTGGGCTCGATCTCGTCGATTGACTAGGACATTGAATTCGTTTTGCAGCTCCTGGATTGCCCTCAGTAAAAAAAAAGCACTCTCTCGCTTGCTGCTTTCCTCCACCTGTGATGATTTAATGATTTGCATTTGCCGATCGACCATCTGTGTGATCGCTTGCTGAAATGATGGGTTGCTTGCGATCTTCTTGATCTCATCACCCAACTGCACTGCCTTTTGGTGTTCGTCCATGATAAATGATCAGTTTGTTAGAGATTATATTAAGGCCACCGGGATGGAAGCCTGGGTTGCCAAGGAACGTGTCCGAGAGTTGCGATTCTCCCGAGGCATGAGGGCTCACAAGTATCGCAGACTTCCAGTAGATCAACGTCCTACGTTTGATAACTCAGAAATCGATCGAGAGATCGAATTCCTGGAGCGAGTTACACACCAGCTCGAAAACGATCGAGCGCACTCATAGAGGCTAGGGGGATCCCTAGCTCTAGAGCTTTCTCGATCCCCTGGAAGCCACCAGCTCCTTCCATCTCCGGGTAGTCCTCACCCAGGGAGCCTGAGAATGCCCTTCGTAAATTTTGTACGTCCTGACGTAGTGGCCCGATCTTCCTGCGGCTTTTGAATTCCTCATCTCGATCCACCTTGTCTTGCACCATCTGGCGCAACATCGCATCAGAGCCCATCCTCGTTTTGAGCCCAGACAAGCTAGGGCTTTTGAATCTCTCCAATAAGCTCCGAGCGACTCGGCCTTCGTTGGGATTTGCCAGCTCCTCAGAGTAATCAATGTAATCCCCTTGCTGGTTTGTTTTCCGGGCTCGGGTGCCCTTGCCAAAAGTCCGATTCAAAAACGCCTGGTCATCAATCAACATGTCAATTTCGGCTTCCACCTGGGCCAGGAACTCTGGATCCTTTTGCAGCCGATCAAAGTCGTAATTGCTGACGCTGACTCCGTTGCCCGTATCTGCAAATTCCAAGGTTGGATACCGGGCTTCCAAAGCCTTGTATTCCCGAGGACCAATCGGCCCATCGAGATAGATTCTTGCTGAAGTGGCAGATGCTCCAGGGGTCCGCATGGGCGTAGGGAAACTGACCGGGCTCCCCTCCTGGATATCCATTGCACCTCGGAAAGCTTGTAGGGCTCCCATCTTTTCCATCATTGCCGCTTCGTCTTTTTTCTTCTTGCCTTCGCCAAACTCGACTCGAGCAATCCTGACCGGATTGTTCTCGAGTACGCCAGCTGAGTTGGTGTACGCTCCAAAAGCATCCCTGGTGGGTCTGGCTGCTTTGTCTGCTGCTAGGGTAGCTAGCCGATCAACTCCACTTGGATCGTCGTAGTCACTGCGAGGATCCGCTGAATATTCTCGAGCCAGGCGTTTCATTGCTGGGGTGGTCTCGAGTAATCCGCTGAACATTCCAGAGGCTGCACCTGGCACAGACTCATAGGGCAAATAGATGGATCCGGTGTCCTCCTTGGCCCGGGTCACATCGAGCAGCATGTTGGCGATCTTGGGCACTCGCTCTGGATACAACACTGGTACGTTTGCAGCTCCAAACACACCGGGTTGAAGGTTTGATAAGTTGTTGAGAACTACATCGTCCTGGATCCCCTCGAGCTTATTGCCATACACTGGGTCCAATAGGAGCGTTGCAAAGTCAGGAGTTGAGCCGATCATCTCTCCGGTGATCACGCCCTCATTGATCACATCCTCAACATTCATGTCTCCGGATTCTTTGCTTTTGGCGTAGTCGACTGCTGTTTTCACATAGGACCAAACACTCTCCTGGACATGAGCTGGAGTCCACTCAATCCCGGTATGCTTGGTCAGGATCTGAGCAGCTTCTCGCGTTGCATCGTTTAGAGCCAGATAGCTGGTGTTCTTGACCCCTAGCTCCTCTGGTCCTCGGAAAGTAAACCGAGTCCCGAGGAGGTCTTGCTGACGCTCTGTGGTGACCTTGGTTTTCTTACCGGAGAATGCCCCCTGGAGGACGTTCATTGCCCTTCCCATCCAGGTGTCATTGGTGACTTCGTTGAGGTTGCCCATCAGGTTTTCATAGAAGCTCTGGACCTTCGGACCAGATAACCTGATCTTGGTGGGATCCTTCTGAGTCAGGGCTCGGACACTATTGTTTTCCCAAGCTTCCAACACACTATCCCGGCCTTTATTCCCCTCTACACTCATCCCCATAATGTTGAGGATTTTCTCTCGATCCTTTGGCCTGCCTGCATTGACCCAGTTTCTCCAGATCGTCAGAGTGTTTCGCAGATTCGCTTCGACCGAGGTTTGCGGACTAGTTGCCGATAACAACGCAATAAATCGGGAGCCATCATTCTTCCCAAAGACCTGCATGATTGCTTTGTTTGATGCCTCATACCAACCTTTCTTTGCTGCTCCCAGGGAAGCCATTGCTGCTAGATTTTTGGGGTCCACCATCGTGTCATGGCGAGGGCTGACAAAGTCTAGATTTGCATTGTTATAGTCACGCACTGCATCGAGAGCAGCTGCAGGTTTGCGCTCACTCGACAAGCCATAGACCTCTGCGGCTGTTAGATTCCTCGTGGTGCGTCTGCGATCTTTTGTGCTTTTGTATTCCTGCCCAACCTTCTTATCCAGCAAAGCTCCCCCATCGTAGGTCTGGACCTTCGACATCTGGTTACGTCCTCGAGTTGGAGCTTCTACAATCGGAGGGTCTGCAATCTCCTGGAAGATGGTAGATCGTTTTGTTGGTGCGCCTGATAGGCGCAAATCCAACAAACCTGGTAATGGGACTAGTGCATCATCCATTCATCATCCCCGGTGGTCTTGGTTGTGGTGGTTGTGGACCTGGTGGCCCCGGTGGGGGCATCACTGGTGGACCCGGTGGGGGCATCATCGGTTGCGGAGTGGGATTCGGTGGCGTTTGCGGAGGGAGGCCACTCATCTGCGCCAAGGCAATCTTGTAAGCCTGCGCTGCTACATCATTCTGGGAACGCTCCAGCTCTCGATTGCGTTGCAGCTCAGACATCAATCCATCTACATTGAGCTGAGTGCCATACTTGAGCTGCAGTTCCTGGATCTTCGTGTACATCGCAACCGTGTCTCGATCGCGTTCACGATCATCTTTTAGGCTCAGCTCATAAGCATCTTGTAACAATTGGAGCCTGGTCTTCTCCAGCTCCGCATTCGCCAGAATCTGCTCTGGTGAGGGTGGAGGAGGTTGCGGAGGTTGCTGCGCCTGCTGTTGCATCGCAATGGTTGGATCGTTGAAATAGGCCTGGGCCTCTGTGATCCCATTGAGTTCGAGCATCCGGATCATGGCAGCTCGAATATTCTGCAGGCTGACCAATGGGTTCTCTGGCCCGAGAAGCTGCAATAATTCCTGCTGTTTTTGAATCGTCTGTTGCAAAATGGCAGTGCGTTGCGTGGTGTCCGCTCCACCTAGTGGCATCGTTACTCGGACATCCATTTCCGGATAGCTCCCCGGGAATACTGGAACGTATTGACCCCGGAGTAACATCAGATCCTGCTGATTCTGATGATGCACCGTTAGCTTCAACATCCGCTTGAACATCGGGACCAGCCCGGTATTGATCAGGTTCCTAGTTATCAACTCGAGCCGGGATTGGCTGGCTTTGATGTTGGCCTGGACCCCGATTGCGGTCATCGACTGCAAGCTCTCCTGATCCATCCCTTGCGATGCATCGGTCACCCCAGTGCGCTGCTCCCGGATCCGATCCAAGACCTGGATCAAGGGCAAGGCCTGCTGGCCCAGGAAGGGCACCGTGATGGGCTGAATTGCGCCAGGTTGTTGCACCGGAATGAGTGCCCCAATCTCTTCGTTGGCGAGGGCTTCAAACGATACTTGGCCTTCTGTGTAGCTCATGCGCGGAGTGGTGGCTAACGCCAGGGAATCGAGGATCTGTCGCCAGATGCTCGATTGCAGCTGCTGTAGATCTCCACAAGCATCAAAGATCGAGAGGCCTGACCAGCTATGGGGTAAGGGCTCCATTCTAAAGATTGACCAGGGATGCTCATCTACCGGGGTGTTGCGGAGGATTTCAAAGTTGCCACCAGCAACACAGATCTTGCGGAGCTGGCGAATCCCGGTGCCCTGCATGTCGACACGCATATAGGCTTCAATGTAGCTGACTTCGGTGTTGAGGCCTCTGCCCTCGTCGTATTCGGCTCGATGGTCTGGATGCCTGAGCAGCCACTCGTCATTGGTCTCATGGTCCTGGTCTGTGCCCAGATCAATCACGTCCTCGTAGCGATAGCCCATCTCCTCGATCAGATCGCCTACTCTGAGACGTTGCCTCCGAGCGATCACTAGCGCATTGTCGAGGTTGGTCGCAGTGCGATTGACAATCAGCTCCTCTGGGGGCACTGCCTCGATCTTGACTCCCCCCTGCACCTCCTGGCGCACACAAGTGGCCTCAATCATCCCGTTTGGGAGTGGATTGGCCTTGGTAATCTGCCAACCTTGTTGGCTCATTGCCCCCAAGGTTTGCTGATCCAACGTCACATCCCTTTGAATCAACCTGGTCTGGTTTTCATAGTAGGTCTGGACTACGCCAATGCCCTTGATGAGAGCATCCTTCAGCACACTATCCATCACCTCATAGCCATTGTTCTTATCCTTGAAAAGATAAGAGATGTACTCGGTGGCTTGCTCGGCTAAGGGGATGTCCTCGATCGTGCGTGGCTCAAAGCGGACCACATGGTCCGGGCCAAAGATGCAGCGTTGCACCGCTGGGAGGATCCCTGCTACGGTGTCGTGGATGGTCCGGGCTACATACCCGGAGCGACCATCGACTTCCTCGGGCACCGAATCGGATTCAGAGAAGGGCTGACCCAGGTAGTACTTCATGGCAGTGCTACGGTGTGGCGATTCCACCTCATCGATGTAATCAATCGCCTCAGTCAACACGTCCTTGACGTAATTCTGCAGCTCCTCTTCGTCCATCGGTTGATAGTCTTCTGCCATTAGACTTTTGCTTTCTTGGCTTTCTTGCGAAGCATGTCTGCGGTCATTCGAGCTGGTTGAGGCATCTTTGCTGCAGCCTTGGCAGCTGCCTTCTTCCCGGCTGGGGTGTATGGGTATTTCTTCCCGGCTACATTCGGCATAGGTCTCCTTTTAACATTTCCAACGTTTACGACTCCAATAGTTTGCGGTGAGCTTCGATCCCTTGTCTCCAGGGAGTCCAGCTGACCTCGAGCAATAACTCTTCTTGCGTTTGGGTTGATCTGATTTGACCGATAGCTTTGGGTCTCCAAAGCGCACTAGCTTGGTCTTTCCGGATTCTCGGGCTAGCACCGCATACTCCTTGGATGCCCCTGGAGTTCTGCGAGGTTTGTTGTACCCGGAAAATTTAAGGCCTGATCTGGTAAGAGGATCTGCTTTCTTGGTGGGCATAACTCTTTGATGTTGGAGGTTCTAGCACTCTCCCCCTCTGCGTGTATCACCAGCTGAGTCCTTCACTGGCTCCCTCACAAGAAAGTGCTAGATGCTCGATCTTATCAAAGATTTAGGCAGGCTTATACGATGTTACCGACGTTTCGACGTTTCGGGCTCTGGGTCCGGAACCTCCCCTGGGAGTCGACCGCATTGCTGGCAAACGTCATCAACAGGGCATCTGCCGAGTCCGGAGATGCTCCAATTCTTTGCTGGGTGAGTTCCTTGCGTTCACAGGCAATCTTGCCATTGGGTCGATAGACAAAGCGCACACTGGTGAGGTCTCGGATCAAATCCTTGTCTGCAGGAATCTGCACATCCTGCTCATGGAACCAATCACGCATTCGAAACCAGAGTTCTGCGCGAAGGTTCGCGTAGACATCTTTTCGAGCTGGTCCCTCTGACACTGCTACCCCACGCGCTGGATACCCCTCACTTTTAAGAATATCTAAGCAGCCTGCTCCGACACCTATACTGTCGATCTCAATAGAGTGAGGCTTCTGGTCTGCCGCATCATAAAGCTCGGCAATGCGTCCTGCCAGCTCCACCAGGCTCAGCTTGCGCCAACGGTAGATGGTGGGCAATACCCATCTTGCTTTGCGCTGGACCAGACACGATGAATCGTCTCCATACCGGGCTACATCCACCCCCCAGATGATGGGGTAGTTGTCCATGATCTTGACCTCTCGCTTCGTGGCATCCATCACCTTGCTATGGCTGATGATGGCATCACTATCGTGCAGAGGCCACTCCCCCTGGACTCGGATTCTAAATTGATTGCTCTCCTCTCCATACTTGGAGCGCACCTCCTCGATGTAGTCCTGACTGACCAAAGGATTGTCCAGGCAGCTGACGTGCATCGTTTTCCAAGATTTGGCATGAACTGTATGAGAGTCAAAAAAGAAGCCCTGAGAAGAGGTAGGATTGCCGAGTAGAATGACGTGCGCCTTGCCCCCGGTGATTTCTCCACCACCAGCCATTGAGCCATAGGCTGCTTCCCAAACAGCCTGAGGAACGCCTGCAGCCTCATCGATGCAAAGCATCGTGTTGAGGGCATGGAGTCCCTGCAAGGCGGATGGGTTGTCGAGCCGGGCAGTGCGGTAGCTGATGAAGTTGCTTTCCGGAGCGGAGCGCAGCTCGATCCGATCCGACTTGACCTCGAGCAAATCTCGAATGGGATCCGGTAGGCGATTGATCCACTTCTTGGTCTCGGCAGCCAGAGCATCAAAGATCTGAGCTGCACTCGGGGCAGTTACCGCAATCTTGGTGTCATAGTGGGTGAGCAAAAACCAAAGATTGGCAAAGGCGCAGGCTGATGATTTCCCACAGTTGTGCCCACTTCGGACACTGATTCTTCGCTCCCCAGCTGCTAACGCTTCGAGCAGCTCCGCTTGCCACTTCAGTGGCGTGACCCCTAAAACGTTCTCACAAAAACTTACCGGGTTCGGTCGATAGACCTCCATAAACTCAATGAATGGATTTGTCTTAGACATCTTCCCAAATATCTATAATTGCCTTACCTGGTCGCATCACTGCACCTCGGTCAATGATTAGGTGGTCTATTTGCGAATCGTTTGGAAAAACTTTTTTATGCTCTAAAAGATCGATCAGGGCTTTCAAATAGTTGTCAATATCCCTGGAAGCTTTGGTGGGAGGATGCAACATGATCTTGATCCAGATCCTTGCATCCTGATCAAAAGGTTGGAGTCCATCGGGAGGCCAGTGGCAAATCAATCCGGATTTGCGGAATTCCCGGCCTTTCTTGCTGAGGATCGTCCTTCCTCGGAATTGCCGATACAAGGCATTGACCGAGGGAGGCCAGACACTCTCTAGTTTCGTTCTATTCAAATCTTGAAAACTCTGGTCTCGCTTTTTCTCATAAATTCATCACAGATCTCCGGGTGTGCTGCCTTCAGAGCCTTGGTGTCCAGAGTATTGCGCTCCTGCGTCTTCCAGGTGACCAAAGGCTTGTCCTGGCAGAGCAACACTGCTGTTTCGCCCATCTTCGACTTCAACTCCAAGATCAGATCTCGACTCTCCTGGTACAAACCCCCGAGCTGCTTGTAGCGATCGATGATCTGCAGCTCCTCGGCTGTTGCTTCGCGTTTCAGCTGGTTGTCTTTCGGATACTTGTAGTCCAGATCTGCTGCACACAAAAAAGGAGGTTCCTCCCTTTTTTGTACCAGCTCCCAGAAGCTTGAGGCAGCTTCCATCAGCTCCCTTTGGCGAGTCTGCTGGGCTAAGCATAGCATGACCCTAACCTCGGCATCATCACGCAAACCGACCGCATAGTAACAACGATCCTTGCCTGTCAAGAGCATGTAGGTTTGCATCTGCCAAAAATGAGATGGAGGGCACATCTGCACATTGCCAAACTCCCAGTGAGAAAACTCAGCTCCATCAGGGCCATAGTCCTTGCGATTCATGCTCTTGGTACACTTGACCTCCAGCACACTCTCCTTGTTCAACCCATCGACATGCCCCACCAGGAAAGCAAGCATGGGATGCCTAAAACGCTTCCGGACCTTGCGCCACTTCAAGCCAGTGCGCTCCTCTGCCTCTCGCTTGATATGATCCTCCATTGCTTCCCCAAACCGGGTGAATCGATTGCTCTCCATTGGCTCGATCTCTCCAGTTTTCTCCAACCATAGCTCATAGGGAGACTTGTAAGGATTGGCTCCCATGATCACCCCAATATCACTGCCACCCAGGAAAGATTTCCGCTCCTCTGCAGTAAATGGCTTAGCTTGCATCGCGTAACTCCACCTTCTCGAATTTGTCAAAAGGAATCATCAACACTAGCTCTCGCTGAGATTCCACAAAACTCGCGTTGTAAAAGTTTTTCTCCGGGAAGGCATGGAAGAAATAATACTCCCCCGGAGGATCCGGCCTCCACCGAAACACAAAGGTTGTAGGAATGTTGGTTGCGTAAAAAATATCCCGAGCATGGACAAACTTGTGCAGCGTGAGCGGTAGCCGCAAATCGGCCTGCCGCTCCGGTGTCCTCCGCAAAGATGGATCCTTTAACGATTTGAACTCCACCAGCTGGTCAATGTGCCCATCTGGACCAGCACAACAATAGTCCAAAATCCGAGCATCCTGGAGCTTGAGCAGCTTGCGCCCATAGGTGTAGTAGTACCTCGAGGAAAACTCCTCTTCCTCCTGGATCGAGCTTGCATTGGTGCCCCATAGTTGTCGATTGCCTTTAAATTCAGCCATGCTTGCTTCCTATTCTTTTTGCTAGAGAATTCTAGTAAGTGGGAGTGGGGGAGCTTCGATCTGGCGGAACCCAGTAGGAGAGTGGAGTACCCTACCAGGTTGATCGTTATCGCTTACTCTCGAGGATCCAATCAGGAGAAAAAACTACAAAACAACTGATCAGTGAGACTTGCCCCCAGTTTGCTACGCAAATCAAAAAGCTAGGTCTTGAATTGACCCACTCGCTTGATCAGCTCCTTTGCCATCTCATCTTCCAACACCAATATCGGGGGAGCATTCCTCGCGGCATGAATTGCCACCGTGTCCTGCTGCCAACATCCGCATGACCGCACTGGCTTGTTCTGCACACCCTTCCGCAACACGGGACCACGTTCATAGACCTCGTTCCCACAATCACACTCGCAACGCCACACCGCTGCCTTGTTGCTATTCTTCCTTACTCGCTCATAGTCCGGGCCACTGTAAATGCGCTCCTTGACCACCAAACGTCCGTAACGATTGCCTAACTCATTGATCTCTCTCATCTCCCTCTCTGCTTGCAAAATCGACAAATGGATGAACCTTTCCGGTAATACAAGGGCTCATTCGGATAGGCATTGTTGCATCGTCCGCAATAACGTAGTGCCTTGTCATCTGGCATGGCCCGGATCCGCTCCGCTAGCCTCTGGCTCAGTGGAAGGCGATCTGTTTGGAAGAACATCATTGGCTTCTCCTATTTTTGAGTATCCTCGACCAGGTGTGCGAATGCTTTGCTCCCAGTATCTTTTGCCATCTTCGTCTTCAGAGTAGAAGATCGTTACATTCCAATTGTCGAAAGGAATGACTAGCTTTTTGTGATCTGTGACAAAGTGAGCTAGGACGTTTTGTACATCCGGGTTTTCGTTGGTGGTGCGGATGTCATCGATTAAATCGGGCATTTTGCTGTTTTTGAAAATTTTAAAAATTGCAGATAGTCAGTTCTATCGTGCAGTTTGAAAAAGAATTTTGGCTATCTGTGGGCAAATCGAGTTGCCTAAAGCCTTTACTCGCTCCACCCTGTTGGGTAGCCCATCAACCACTCGCAAAACATCGGGCTCAGTTTGCCAGTTAGGGAACTCCCCTCTTTTACCTGTGCGCAAAGATAATATTTCTTCATCATGTTGATTTGTGACTTGCTCCCAACTGGGCCGCAATCCTTGTACTCTGATGCCCTCGGGGTTCCCCACATCCTTGGCAATAATCCAGACTCTAGATCTTCGTTGGTGAGACATCTGGGCTGCAGCTGGTATAACAATCGGCCTGCAGGCGTATGAGATACTTTCCAAGTCAGCCAGCACTGCATCGAGACCCAGTGTGATGTGCCCAACAACATTCTCAGCCAAAACGAAAGCGGGTCTTGCGGATGCAATGACTCTAAAGCCTTCTTTCCAGAGATCACGGTCATCTTTCTTGCCTCTGCGCTTCCCGGCATAGCTGAATGGTTGGCAGGGATATCCGAGAGTGATCCAAGTAACTCCATTGTATGATTCTCCATCCAGGTTTCTGATGTCTTCATGAACTAATACTCCAGGGAAATTTTTTCTTAAAATTTTTTGCGCATATGGATCAATCTCGCAAAATGCAATTGTTTTTATGCCTGCCATCTCAGCTGCCAGTGCAAATCCTCCAATGCCTGAAAAAAGATCTAGATGTGTCTGCATTTTGAAAATTTTAAAAATTGGCTGGTGGGGGTACTAGAATAATAAAGGCCCGGGGCCGGGTGCCCCCCGGGGGGGGTCTCGCCTGATCCTGGCGGCTGTTGCCCTTTTTGTTGCCCTTTTGCTTGATTTCACCGCAAATCCCTTGTTTTTCTAGGGATGTCGATTCCTTATCTAGCCACATTACCTGTTGCCCTTTTTCTGTTTATCGCGTCAATATCGTGTTCATGCTTTGTAAGTCACTGATATTATAAGTGTGGTTGAATGATTGTTAGTCAGTGACCGAGTCGTCGTCTTGGATCGTGCGCGAGATGCTTTGCGACTCGATATGTTGGCGAGGATTAATCTCCCTTATCCTCCCCTGATCAGCCAACCGTTTAATCGCCTGTCGATGTTCTTCCGTGAGATCTCTCGTCTGCACATCCACCCGTTGACGATCGCCAAACTGATCTGGATTATACTTAGCAGCCAGCCACTGATACGTCTGGATAGCGACATGCGCTTTCTTTGGATCGGGATCCTCAGCTTCCGATTGATCGAGTGCTTCGGCATTCCCTCGAATCTTCGACGCTAGCTTGTAGGAGAACTCCTGCAATGCCTGTTGCTGTTGTTTATGCCTCTCTGGATTCTTCTTAATCCAATCGTAGTAAGTTCGATAAGGGATCGCATACTCATCGAGGCAAGCCTTGATGTGTCCATATTCGCTGAGCTTCTGAAAGAATTCTTCCCACCACTCATCATTTACTCGACGAACCTCGAAAGCTTTTTCCTTGTCCTCTCTGGTGATTCTTCTGGGCTTGGGAGCTTTTGCCATGATTACATCCTTATGCTTTGTTGACCTAATGTTGAGTACCTCTCTTCTACACTCTAAATATCTATTATTATTATATATATTATATATATTTATATATATGTAGAGTAGTATAGAGAGATAAAAGAAAAGAATATAATAAAAGGGTAATAAGATGGATATAAATAGAGAAGGATCCATACAAACTCGACAAATGATGATTTGATCATTTTATCTAATAAGATCATGAACTTGTCTTGTCGAATGAGCTGGTCAACGCTCATCGACAAGCTCGACTTTCGACTTACTCTTCGGCTTTCCATTGATCCGGATCTTCCCTCCGATTTGTAGAGTTTCGAGAGCATAATCATACTCAGCTGGACCACCATCTAAGATCTTGCTATTGATCAGAGCCCGATAATCGACAAGACCACCACGTTTCGCGATGTATTTGATGACCTTGCCGAGCTTATCCTGGAGAGGACTTACGTTGAATTCTTCCTGGAGTAGGAGCGTAGTGGATTGCATCGCATAGGAGAGGATCTGCCAGGCAGACTGTAGAGCCTCTTTTGAGGGCTCTACCTGCCTGCAATCGATAACCTGCTGAACGATCATCCCCAGCTTCAGAAGAGAAGGAGCCCATCGCTTTGCCCAGATATCGAGATAGGGCTTGATCGCAGGATCTGACTGTTTACAGTGGCCCAGGATCCGATCATGGAAGCATTCATTGTAGAACGTCTTTGCATCGTGACTCAGTCGATCGCAGCTCCCGAATCGCTCAGGACTATTGAGCAGCTGATCACAGAGCTGACCGAGGAAGATATAGCTAGGCCAATGTTCCTGATAGACCTTAGCAGCCTTCACAGGCAACGCATTCGGGACTTTCTCCCCGTCATCAGCTGGAGGTAGGAAGAATAGGAAACGAGCCAGGAAGCCCGATAACATGTCCTCCTGAGTGATGTGAGGCTTTAGAAACTCCTTCGTTGACACCCCCATGATGCTCACATAGGGTCGACGTATCGGCTTGCAGCCTCTCCCTCGGGTACGCTCCTCGAAATCATCAACCACGTCATAGATCGAGGTCAGCCTGGACTTCATCCCATCATTGAACTTGGTGTTGACCATCGAGAAGAAGCTCTGCATCTCTGACTGAATAAACAATCCACCTCCCTGCTCATCGAGGGAATCGATTAGAGCTTGCCAGGTCAAAGTATCCGGGAGCTTGCGCTTCTTCTTCCTGAGCTGAGCTGGATCCTCACCATCGGAGATGGCTTCCGCCATTGCGATTGCTTCGTCATAGTAGTCATCGCGGACCTTGAGCAGCCGAGTCCCATATCTCAACCCGGTGCTTTTGTAGTCACCGGATTGAGCGATCACAATGCTCCAGAGATTGCAGTAGAGATGCTGGAAATAATCAGGGATGCTGATGCGGTGCATCGCATAAGCGGAGAGTGTCGAGATGATCGAGATGGTTGGCACAATCGGGGAGCTATCGGTGACCTCGCTGATGTCTTTGACATACTCACAAAGGGCATCCGGTAGACAATGCGGATCGAAGGGAGGCAGCTGCTGTTTCTGCAGATATTGTTCTGCAAGTCTTTGATGCTCAGGCCTCTCCTGGTTCTGTGCAGATTGCCAGATCTCGATCTTGGTCTCGACCAATTGCCTTGGCTCTACATCCAAGGCTCTGCAGATCTTCCCCAGCTCACAATCATGTTCGCATTGCATCGTGATCCGGTCATCATGCAGCTCCACCAGGAGCTTGCCCTGATCAAGTGGGCAACAGCACCGATAGCGTGAGCTGCTTAATGGCTGGACCTTGTCTGAGCTGCTCTGAAACTTAGAAATCAAGGAGGTGAAGGTTTCAGTTAGATGCATACGATGGATCCAATCATCTCCCCATGCGTTGCATCGTCAATGAAGATCGTTTGCTCTGCCCCCCATTCGGTGTAGTAAGGCACCACTTGCTTGTAGGTCACCCAAAAATTATTGGATCCTCGATTGATCTCCACCTTGGGCAAGGTCTTTCGAGCTGCTCGGATGATCTCGAGCAATCGATCTCGATTGACCTCCTCATCGTATTCCCTTTTCTGCGTAAGGAGATTGGTCAAACAGGTGTAGTGCATATGCTGCACATACCCCTGATTGATCTCATAGAGAGCTTTCTTCCTGCTGAGATCTTTCTGAGCCCAGTGGATGGGGATGCCAGCCAGGACAAACCATTCTTCATGCTCTTGGCCCCAACGAACCTCAG